GGTGGTAGGTCTTTAAAATTAATCTTAGGTTTTTCCACAGGTTTAGGTTCTTCTTTCATTGCTTCTGTCTTTCTGACAACTGCATCAAGTTCGTTTGCACTTGCATACTCGCCACCAGCTAATCCAAGACTAGCCAAAGCTCTACCTATTGCAGATGTTTCAGCGTTCTCTAAGGCAGATGTAGTGTTGACCATGCCCTGTCCTCTGATTTCTTCTGCCATACCAGCACCTACTTTGCGATTATCTTTGTCTGTGATAATAGCTTTGACAACAACTCGCTTGCCATCATTGACTAATATCTCAGTATCAAGACCAAAGTCTGTGCCATGTATACGTCTAAAGGCTTCCATCCTGTGAACAACCTGTGTATAAAGTTTGCCACCTTTTTGTTTGACACCATGCGACTTGTGTAAGTCTGCGATAGTGTCCATAGTTTTTGCTAAGTTACTCATTTTTACCTCTTATCATTTTACTCAACATTTCCATAAGCATCTCGTTTTGCTGCGACACAACTCTGTGCTTATTCTCTAATTTAGCTATACGTTTCTCTAATAGATCTATAGCTTGTGCATGATACTGTTCAGTATCAGTCATTTGTTTTTGCCACTTATTGACTAATTCGTTTATCATTCTACTCTCCATACTCTAAAACCAAGCAACACATTATCATCATCTCTTACAATTCTCATGTTGGAATATTTTGTTCTATCTTTAAAGTCATATCCCTGCCCTTTCTTCAGCCTGATGTTGTGCAATATCTTCGTCAGTTACAGATTGATGTAGGTAATGTCTTGAACTCCACATCATCATCTGTTTTCTGCCACTCTCGCCTTTAACTGCACTTCCATCTACAATCACTAGCCCTTTATCTTTTAGTGCCTTGTAGCGTGCTGTAATCGTGCTGTATCGGTGTTGTGGTAGTGCATACTGCACCTGATCTGATATACACCCTGTTTCGCCAAAAGAATCTATGACTTCCCAAACTATCTTTTCCATTTGAGTTGCTTCTACTTTGTTAGCACTTTCATGACTGGTGTAAGGATCAAGATTACGTCTTAATGTTATTGGATTTGTCATGTCAAATCTCCCATAGTTGTTTTGCTAGTTGTATTATTTTAGGTCCATGTCTTGCTGAAAGTTGCACCATGTCAGGATTAACCATACCAGCTAGTGTTTTCCATGAACCTCTGCTTGCTTTTAGTAAGTTCTGAGTGACTAACCAAGAACGTACCATGTCATCATAAGCTCTTTGCAGACTTTCTTCTGTCATAAGCTCACAATTCGTTTCGTCTACTATGTTATAGCCTGATGCCGTAACAAATAACAAAGCTGGTTTCTCTCCTGTAGCTTTCCAATAGACTGCTTGTTGCATAACTTGTTGTGCAGATGGTTCTGTCTTAGGTTTAGGCACTCGCCAAGACCTAGTTCCATCTTTCTTTGGTGGGTTTCTCATAGGCAGAGAGCATTTTAAATCTATCTGTCTGCCGCCACCTGAGTAATCCTGATATAAAACTATTGGTACATCTATCTTAGGTTCAACAAATTGCTTCATTGATTCTCCCTCAATACGATTGACACCCTCAAAATACTTGTGCAGTCCATCAACTGCGTGCTTAACCATTTCAGGCAGATGCTCACGAAACTCCTCGTATTCCTCTGCATCTTTACCATTATCCCATGTTCTAGGTGTGTAGCCTTGATACTCTGTGAGTGCATATCTAACAGACTCATTGATTTCCATAGGGTCTTGTTGTCCTCTGATTGGACTAAAGTTATGTAATCCCATAGCACAATCAACACCTGTCTGTACTTTAATGCCTGATATTGGTCTTGATGCCATAGGAAAGCTCATGTTGTGTTCTTTTCTTAGGTAATGTTTCAACACCATTTCATCTTTAGTAATGGTTCCGTTACTTGCACTTTCGTGTTTCATACCAAAGTCTATTCTGTAATCAGGTATCTCTTTACTCATAACAAACCTCTTTGTAGTCAGTGTGTAGTTGTGTTCTGTTACTAGCCTTTGCAGTAACATTAATTACAATAGCCATCTTTCCTGTTTTTTTATTTAAAGTATAATTAAAAGCTATTAAGTCTTTTTCTTCTGCTTGTTTTTTTATCCCTGAGATAGATAATCTTCTGTCTCCTCTATTTACAGTTCTGTAAAAAGATAAATTACAAACAGTTCCATCTTCGTATGTTGCTGGTAATAAATGCTTTTCTCCATTGACCATTTTATCAAAGTCTATTTTGAATAGTTTTGCAAATCTCCTGATGCTTGTGTTCGCATCTATTATAGATTTGTTAAGCATTGTATTTGTAAGTCTAAGCTGACCAAAATCAGGCTTTAAAGTTTTTAAAATTTTATCTTCTTCGTTCATAAGAACCTCCATTCCTTTGCTATTGATTACTAGATTATGCTTTATAATCTTTACTGTCAACATATTATTTAATTATAATTGACAGATTGTCAACAACTAAATATTATAACAGTATGAAATTAATTGATTACATAAAACAGAACAGACTTACACAAAACAAGTTTGCCATCAAATCAGGGTTAACTCGTTCAGCTATTTGTAGGTTAGTGAAGTCAGAGAGATTTCCTACTCCTGATACAATGAACAAGATAGAGTTAGCTACGCTTGGTCAAGTAACTGCAAATGACTTTCTCAAACAGATGCAAGAGAGAATGATAGATGGCAGATAGTCGTAGGAAAGGAGCAACTTTTGAATTACAAGTTTGTAAACTCATCAAACAAAACCTCAACTATGATGCCAAGAGAAATATACAATCTCAGTATCAAGAAAAGGGTCAACCTGACATTGTTATTCCTGGCTGGTCCATTGAATGTAAAGCGTACCAAAAAGGAACAACTTATAAGAAAGCGTGGCTGCAACAGACAAGAGAGTCAGCTAAGCTGCTAGGTCTTACACCAGTATTGATATACAAGTTTAACAACTGTCCAATAAAGTGTGTTATTCCTATTGATGTTTTATCTAGGAACTTTAGTGCTGGGCATGACTTAGTTTGTGAAGTTGATATAGATACATGGTTTTATATTGTGAGGGAAAGAGATGGATAAGTTTGATTTATTACAAAAGACTGCTGAAGTTATACAAGACAGAGGAGAAGATTATGGTTCTATCGTAGATAATCATACTCGTATTTCTCGTCTATGGTCTGTCCTGTTAGATACTGACGTTACACCTGAACAAGTAGCTCTTTGTATGATAGCCGTAAAACAAGCTAGACTTATGGAAACACCTGACCATACAGATTCATGGCAAGATATTATTGGTTATGTAATGACAGGTTATGAGTGTGCCAATGCCAAAGACTGATTTTAAAATATTTAAAAAGCAAGCTCGTCTATCCAAAACAAAAGAAAAGTATATAGATGTTTTGTTAGCTATGAATGTACTACCTCAATGTAATGAACCTATGGCAAGAATGACTTTAGAAGCCTATTGGGTGTACTATACAGAGCTATCAGATAGTGAAAGACGAATGAGAGATGTAACTCGTTTTGTGCATGGTTATGTAAGCAAGAATATCCAAGATAAATTATTTTCTTGACAGGTTTTTTCTCGTTTGTATAATCAGCCTTGCTGTTCCTAGCAAAGCCGTATGGCAACGATCAAAACATAGTTTATGTATCTTAGCTTAGATGAATGTAAACTATAAAAATTAAAAAAAATATCTGAGTTTATAATATAGTATAACTATTAACATATCTATGCACTGCTATAGCAGTGCATAGATAGAGATAGACTCTCTTTTTTTATTGACCGAAGCTAACAACGTCTCTTTTCAAAACATTTTCTATTTTTATATATTTAATTGGTTGCTCACTAGGAAACATTTTTTTACTTAAAAGTCCCTTATCTACCAATTCATTAATTGCCGTATATAAACTATGGTCCCCATATCCATATTGAAATCTCAATTTAGAAACTATTTTATTGTTACTTGTACTTTCTATTTGTGCAGAAAAATAACTATTCCCATTTATTTTATCACGCCATTCTTTTGCTATTACTAAATATTTTATCATGTTTCTCTCCTATTTTTCGTCTTGATATATTCTATTAGTTAAAATAGAAACTGTTTTGCTTATTGGTCTTTGTCCTGACTCGTAA